TGTTTGAAACTACCTACATTGGTGTTGGCATCATCCTATTGGACGCTTGGGATGGTCACCTAGCTTACCCAGAGTTGCGCCGCAAAGTCATCGACGACTTTAAGGAAGTGGTCTATGGTGCGGACAATGACTTTGGTAAGGGGCGTAAAGCGGACATGGTGCTCATGGAGGATAAGTCCGCGGGTATCTCATTGATCCAAGAGTTGCAGGGTTCTGGCATTGACGTGCGTGGTTACAACCCCGGTCGTGCCGATAAGGTGCAGCGTATCAACATTGTCGCGCCCTTGATTGCCAAAGGAAAAGTCTGGATACCAGAAGATCCCAAGATCAAAGGCGATTTTGCAGACTGGGCTAAACGGTTCCTCAGACAAGTGTGTTCATTCCCAGAAGGCGGCGGTCATGATGACTATGTGGACTCTTTGTCACAAGCCCTGCGTGTTTTACGCGATACTGGCTGGATTCAGCTTGATCCTTTGCCAGCGCGTGATTATTCCTATGCCGATGATGATTTCCGCAAACGGGCAGCAAATCCTTACGCCCAGTAGGGCGGAAACCCCCGTTTATTTGCATTAGTATTAATAGGAACAATTTCCACCCAATTTTATAGAATCTATGGCAAATCCACAGTTACCCATCCAGCAAGGCGGCAATCTTCCCGGTTTAGACCGTGATGAGGATATTAAAGACGATGCTGAGCAAGAATCGCAAAAGGAAGAGTTTGAGCAAGAGCTCGGCTTAGATCCAGAAGATGTGGATCAAGAAGTCATCGAATTAGATGATGGGTCGGTTGTTGTTAACTTTAAACCCAAAGAAGGTCCACAAAAGAATCCAGAATTCTATGCCAACTTGGCAGAAGAGTTTGATGAGGACACACTTCTTACTTTGGCTTACGAATACCTTGACTACATTGACGTAGACAAAGAAGCCCGTAAGCAACGCGACAAACAATACGAAGAAGGTCTGCGTCGTACTGGCCTTGGCAAAGACGCACCCGGCGGTGCGGTGTTTGATGGCGCATCCAAAGTGGTGCACCCTGTCATGGCAGAAGCCTGCGTTGACTTTGCTGCATCATCTGCAAAAGAATTATTACCCCCTGAAGGTTTGGTCAAATCCAACATCAAGGGCAACGCCACGTTAGAAAGACAAGAAACTGCGCAACGTAAAGCAGAGTTCTTAAACTGGCAGCTTACAGAACAAATCGCTGAGTACCGTGACGAGATGGAGCAGTTGCTCACTCAGTTACCTCTTGGCGGATCACAATTCCTCAAATGGCGTTTTGATGAAGAGCAAATGCGTCCTACTTGCGAGTGGGTACCGATTGACAACATCATCCTCCCATACTCCTCTACCAATTTCTACACATCACAACGCGTTACTGAAGTACAAGATATTACTGAAGACATTTACCTTCAGCGTATCGAACAAGGCATTTACAAAGACATCGAGTCGTTCACGACATCTGATGCACCGTTAACCGAACAAACCCGCTCTGAAGAAGCCAATAACAAAATCGAAGGCAAAGAAATGCCATCGAAGAATATTGACAACCTTCGTCGTGTTTATGAGATTACTTGCTTCTTACGCTTAGATGATGATGTTAAAACTGAAGGACGCCGCGCCCCTTACATTCTCACTATCGATGAGACAACCAGTAAGGTGCTCGCATTAAGACGAAATTGGGAATCAGGCGATGAGAAGCTCACAAAACTGGATTGGTACGTTGAATTCAAATTCATTCCTTGGCGTGGTGCTTACGCTATTGGTCTCCCCCATCTTATTGGTGGTTTGTCTGCTGCTCTCACTGGCGCTCTACGTGCTCTGCTTGATGCTGCTCATATCAACAACTCTCAGACATTACTTAAACTCAAAACTGGACGCGTGTCTGGACAGTCTGATAGGATTGAACCCACCCAAGTAGTTGAAGTTGAATCTGGCCCCGGTATTGACGATGTACGTAAGATCGCCATGCCAATGCCGTTCAATCCACCTTCATCGGTATTGTTTGATTTATTGGGTTGGTTAACTACCGCAGCTAAAGGTGTTGTTTCTACTTCTGAAGAGAAGATTGGTGAAGCCAATAACAACATGCCTGTTGGTACAGCCCAAGCACTGATTGAACAAGGCGCCAAAGTATTCTCAGCTATTCATGCTCGTTTGCATCGTAGCCAAGCTAAGTCATTAGAAATCGTATCTCGTATTAACCACTGGTACTTATCCGAAATGGATAACGAATCTGGTACTGAGATTGAGGTTCGTGACTTTGCTGAAAACAACGACGTACGTCCTGTATCTGACCCCAACATTTTCTCCGAGACACAACGTCTTGCTCAGAGTCAAGCTGTTCTCCAGTTAGCCACACAAGCTAACCAAATGAACCCCGGCACGTTTGATATGCGCTCTGTTTACAACCGCATATTGCAACAAATGAAAGTACCGGACATTGAGGAGATCATGCCTAATCCGGAAGGCGCGTCTGAATCTAACCCAGCACTGGAAAACGTTTCGATGACCATGGGTCGTCCAGCTGCGGCCTACCCAGACCAAGATCACATTGCACACATTAAAGTACACCTTGAATATGCGAACAATCCTGCCTATGGTGGCAATCCCGTTATCGGGCCTGCTTTTGCTCCTCATGCTCTTGATCATATCAAACAGCATTTAACATTACACTACTTGCAGTCTATGCGCTCTTATGTGGCGCAAGCATCTGGTGGTCGTGATGTTCTTGAGTTGCATACTGAGAAGCCATTAGACTTGGAAGCACAACAAGCATTGGCTTTGGCATCTCAATTGGTAGACGAAGACTCCAAACGCACCATGACGCCTTATGTCCAGCAGATTGCACAGTTGGCACAAAAAGTCGCACAAGCTCAACAAGCTCAGCAACAAAATCAGCTTATGTCTGACCCAACCGCTGCAGCAATTGTTAAGACTCAAATGGCTGAGACTCAGCGCAAAACGCAAGAATTCCAGAACAAACTACAACTGGACGTACAAAAAGCGCAACAAGAGTATCAGGTTAAAGTGGCTGAATTGCAACAGCAAGTTCAAGAGTTGCAAGCAAAGTACAGCACCCAGACCAATATCGACAACCAGCGTAATGCTACCGATATTGCCATGGCAAACATTAACAACGCTGCCAAAGAACGTATTGCAATGATTACCGCTGGCGCTCAGATGAACCAGATGCAAGCCCAGTTAGAAGCTGAGCAAGATGCATCAGCTAGAGAAGCCATCATCGCGGCCGAACAAGATATTCGCGCACACGGTTTGGCAGTACAGCAACAAGCATTCCAGCAACAAGCACAACAAGTCCAACAAGCTATTGAAGCCCAAAACAAAATGGCTCAAGGACAGCAACAACTAGCGCAAGATATGCAGCAACATCAGCAGTCTATTGCCCAAGCAGATCAACAGCATCAACAACAATTAGCGCAAGCTGATCAGCAGCACCAGCAACAACTACAACAAGCACAACAGCAACAAGAAGTACAACAACCACCCACTGAGGAACAATAATGGCAAAAGATGAATTAGGTTTTCGTCAAACTTACAAACAAATGGGCAAAGAAAGCTCTGGCGGCGGCCCCGGCGAAAAAACAATCGATGATGGTAAGTCTGGCTCACATCGCGATAACAACTGGAAAGTTGGCGCGGCTCAAGTGAAGATGGCTAAGTCATCTAAGGTTGGTCCAGATAAGAATCTGAACGAAATCGGCGGCGGAAACTTTTATTAGTAGCTTTTGGGGCGGAATGCCTCAAATGTTTGCATTAGTAATAATATGAAGGACCTATTAAGCGAAATTCTGGATAGAATTAAAACCGCAGAAAAAGAAATGGTAGAAGCGATTGCTTCTGGCATTAATGTACATAGCTTTGATACTTATCAAAGACTTGTAGGTAAACGAGAGGGTTTATCCGATGCTCTCGCGATTATCGATCAAATTTTATCGGAGGATGACGAAGAAGATCTGTAAAGATCGCAGGAGGCAGCCGAATGGCAGCATTTGATATTAATCAAAAAGACGAACCAGATTTACGTACAGAAGAAGAGTGTTTTCCAAGCGTAGATCCCGGAGTCGAAGTAGCTGGAGATCGAGTATTGGTGCAGTTACGCCGAGAAAAGACCACCAGCAAAGGTGGAATCATCCTTGTGGATGAAACCAAACAAACCCTACGTTTCAACGAGACTGTAGCCAAAGTAATCCAACTCGGACCTTTAGCATATAAGTCGCCTGACAACCTAGAACCTTGGATCGAAGGTGCATGGTGTAAAGAAGGCGATTTGGTAAGGACGATTAAATACGGCGGCGATCGTTTTGTTATTAATCCTGATGATGATGGCGCCCCAGTGGTGTTTATTACCCTTCAAGCACGTGAAATCATCTCTCGTATTCGCAGTTTTGAGTATGCGCAACGCATGAAAGCATTTGTGGATTAATATGGCATCAACCCTAGAAAAAACCCACGAATACAGAAATAAAACTCCAAGATATAGTTTATCACAAACATTGGGGCATGCTAAAAAGAGAGCAGAAGTAACAATTACTATCCAAGATCTCATGGATATTTTTGAAAAGCAAGAGGGTTTATGTGCCCTAAGCGGAATAAAAATGACTTGGCATCAAGGAAAACTTCTACCCACATCAATTTCAATTGATAGGGTTGACAATAGTAAAGGTTATGTTCACGGTAATGTAAGGTTGGTTTGTGTTGCAATTAATGCTTTTAAAAGCACCCAAACAGATAGTGAACTTTATGAGTTTGCTAAAAAGTTGGTTGAAAATATGGCAAAAATGCTTCCAAATTAATTAATTTTGAAAGAAAATTATGGCAGAAAATGAAAAAGACGTTCCTGTGAAGGAACTTGATGATGGCTCTGTCTTAGCCAAATTAGATTTGCCCGAGGAAATTGAAGTTGAAGCTCAAGAAGAGCAAGAAACTGAAGGCAAAAAGAAGAAAAAAGACAAAAAAGCTGAAAAAGAAGAAGAACACGACGACGAAGATGAAGAAGCCCACGCTGCCGGCGATGATGAAGCCGCGCAAGAGGGTGAAACAGACGAAGAACGTGAAGCTATTCGTGAAGCTCGCAGAGAAGAACGCAAACTCAAGAAAGAATTAAAGAGACAGCGTGAAATTTCAGCAAAGAACAAGATTACCGCACTTGAGAGACGCAATGCTGAGTTGGCAGAACGCCTTGCAAAAGTGGAAAGCACTGCATCATCGTACCAATTTGCGCAATTAGATAAGGCTATCGAAGACGAAGCCACTAAAATCGAATATGCCAAATTAAAGATGTTAGAAGCTGCTCGAAACAACGATGCCGCGGCTCAAGTCGAATATTTGGAGCAATTGACTGACGCTAAACAGCGTTTTAATCAAGCGCAACATTATAAGAAACAACAACTCGAGGCTGCTAAAGCGCCAAGACAAAACGTTCCAAACCCAGTCAACACAGAAGTACAGCAAAATGCAACAAAGTGGCTGAAAAAGAACGCTTGGTATGATCCACAAGCTCGAGATACAGATAGTAGAATTGCCAAAGTAGTTGACCAAGAACTTGCCCAAGATGGGTGGGATCCAGCAGACCCAGAATATTGGGACGAGTTGGATAGTCGTTTATCAACACGACTTCCTCACCGTTATGCATCAAAAGGTAATAGTTCAAATCAACGACGCGCTGCAGGTCCAACGGCTTCTAGCCGCACAACCAACCCATCGGGCCAAAAACCCGGCACTATCACATTAAGTCGTGATCGTGTACAAGCAATTAAAGATGCTGGGGCTTGGGATGATGTAGAGCGTCGCAATAAAATGATCCGCGCCTATGCGCAGTATGATCGTCAAAATAAAGGTTAATGAAAATGGCAAATACAAGAATTAAACGTGACTTAGATGATCGCTTAGCCGATCGAGCACAAGAAGTAATTGAGCGCGCTACAACAGCCGCTCCTGATGACATTGCACGTCGTGAACGCCTTGATGCGTTTAGAGACAAGTGGGCAAATAGTGCGTTGCCCGATCTCCCAGCGGGATTAATCCCCGGGATGCATTTGTGTTGGCTATCCACCACAAATACTTACGACAGTATCGACAAACGTATGGCATTGGGTTATGAGCCAGTTAAAGTCTCTGAGTTGGGTAAAGACTTTGAAGGACTAGGCAAGATGAGCTCGGGCAAGTTTGAAGGCTGTGTTAGTTGTAACGAAATGGTCCTCTTCAAATTACCAGAAGATATCTACCAAGAAGTTATGAAAATGCTCCACCTCGAGGATCCTCTCGAGCACCAACGCAACATTACGGCTAACGTCCGGGGTGCTGCGGAGGGAAGTAAAGGTGGACGTTCCGTACTCGAAGGTGGACTTTTGGAAATGGAAAAAGAGGCCGCAAAAGCGAATAATAAAAACATTCGTTTCTCTTAACATTCTTCAAAAACAAAGGAAAAATAGACTATGTCTACAGTATTTCAACCCTTTGGTCTGAAGCCAGCTTACCACCCAAGTGGTTTAGATCGTTCGGTTCCATTCGTTGGCACCAACAACTATAACCTCACCAGCACAACTGGTGGTGCGTACACAGCTCCTTACTCCCTCACCGGAGCTCAAGTAGCGTTTTATCAGTACACACCTGTGGCAATCACTTCAACAGGCCAATTAACCATTGCTAACCAAACCGCTGGTAGCGGTAAAGTATACGGTTCTTTCGACGGTGTAGAATATACAACCGCTGAAGGTCGTCGTACCCTTGGTAAGTCAATCACTGCAACTTCTTTAGCTGCTGCTACTCAAATCGTATTTTGGATTTTCCAAGATCCAGCTTTGGTCTATGAGATCCAAGTTAACGGTTCTGCTAACGCAAACGCTATCGGCTCTGAGTACAACTTCGACACTACAACAGGCTCTTTGGTAACTGATGGTTACACAATCGGTACTGGTGGTGCAGGCTTCTCCACAACTGCTCTCTTGGCAACTCCTGTTGCTTCTGGCGCACAAGGTCAAGTTCGCGTAGTTGGTCTCGGTCGTGAAGTAGCATACCCACCCGGTTCAACCAATCAATGGTCTGATGCTTATACCATTGTTCAGGTTGTAATCGCCAATAACCAGTTTGCTGCCGCATCTGTCGCAGTTTAATACGAAAGGAATAAGCAATGGCAACCCCAATGCGTAGTACAGACTTTCGTGCGGTAGTCGAACCGATTATCAACGAAGTCTTTGACGGTGTTTACGAACAACGTGATGACGAATGGAAAGGATTTGTAGAACAGATCCAAGGTATTCCACGTAACTACCATGAAGAAGTAATGCTCTTCGGTATGAACGCAGCTCCTGCAATGCCAGATGGCACTCCAGTTAGCTACGATCAAGGTGGTACGCTGTATATCACCCGTTTCATCTACCAAATCTATGGCTTGGCATACGCTTTGACCAAAGTTTTGATGGAAGACGGCGATCACATTCGTATCGGCTCAACATTTGCTAAGCACCTTGCTCAGTCAATGATTGAAACCAAAGAAACATTATGCGCTAACTTGCTCAACTTCGCGTTTACTTCCGGCTATGTCGGTGGTGATGGCGTTACATTGATCAACACAGCACACCCAATCGCTAACGGCGGTTCTTACTCTAACCAGTTATCTACTGCAGCTTCTTTGAGCCAAACTTCTGTTGAACAGTTGTTAATTCAAATTCGCTCAGCTGTAGACAACAACGGTAAGCGTATCCGTTTGAAAGCAGAGCAGTTAGTTGTTCCACCAGCACTCGAGTTCCAATCAGAAGTAATTCTGAAGTCAGTTCTCCGTTCTGGTACAGCTGACAACGATCTGAATCCAATCAAGTCTACTGGTATGTTGCCAAAGGGTACACACGTTGTAACCCGTTTGAGCTCTTCCAAAGCTTGGTGGATCCAGACCGATGCCGAAAATGGTCTCATGCTCGTTATGCGTCGTCCAATGGAGAAATCCATGGAGGGAGACTTTGAGACTGATTCTATGCGCTACAAGGCCACAGAGCGTTATGCTACTGGCTGGCACGATGCGCGTAACATCTACGGTACCGCTGGTTTGTAATTAAAAAACCGCAAGAAGTACAGAAAAGCCACCCACAAGGTGGCTTTTTTGCATTTTAGGGCGGAAATAGCTAAAAGTTTGCATTAGTATGTATAGGAAGATTTGCCCCCAACAGACTACCGTCTCTTCCCGGTAGACGATCAAGCGACTGAGTGGGGCTATAAACTCTTGATAGGAAACAATTCAAATGTCAGTAACATTTAATCAACCAGTACGCATTTACAAGTACAACAACCCAACAAACAACGGTGTAATCGCCCCAGATAACTCTGGCGCAGCTGAAGTTACTCAAGAACAGTACATCACAAACCCAATTTCTGCTGCTAACTCTGGCACAGTCACATTGACAACTGCTTATGTCGGCACAACTACCGCCGGTAACTTCCAAATCCCAGCTGGCGCAATCCTCAACAACGTTAAGCTCTATCAAACTTCTTCTGCAGCTAACTTAGCTGGTGGCGTAATCACTGTTTCTTTGACACAGCCTTCTACAACTGGCGGTTCAAACACAGTTACCACAATCGGTACAATTACCCCAACAGCAGCTGGCGGCTTAATTCCAATTAGCTTCACAGCTTCTAACGCTGTTGCCCAAGTTATCAGCAACGTTGGTTTAGTTGACGCTACTTTGACATTCTCTGCAGCTAACGTAACAGCTTTGACTGGTGGTGCAGTTGGTGGCGTATTCCAAGCTGAATACACAGCACGTAACTACACTGGTTCGATCATCAACGTTGGCCAAGGCTACACAAACTCGTAATTAATTGCCTAGGGGGTTTGACACCCCCTAATTAACTTAAAAGGAAATTAATTATGGCATCGAATCTAGTAACAAATTTACAAAACATTCCGGCAGCAATCGAATCTGTTACCAAAGTTGGTCGTACAGAACCGTTTGACTTACAAGTTTCCCGTAATCAAATTATGGGCCACACGTTAGTCAATATCAATGGTTACAATGCTAACGTAGCTGGCACATCAATTCCATTATGGGAAAATGCAACAGCATATACATTCCCTAGCACAGCCTTGACTATGACTGTTGCAAGCTCATCTGCAACTGATGCAAGTCCAGCAAAAGTAACTATTAATGGCCTTGATGCTAACTACAACCAATTAACCGAAGTTGTTTCTTTAAATGGCACAACCGGTGTAACTACAGTTAATAAGTTTTTGCGTATTAATAGCATAGTTATGACTGCCGTAGCTTCTGGTCAAGTTAGCAACGTTGGAACAATTACGGTTTCAAACGGTGGCACAATCTATGCTCAGATTAACCCCGGTTTAGGTCGTAGCCAAATAACAGTGTACACTGTACCAAATGGTTATACATTTTACTTAAACCGTATTAATGCTTGGTCTGGTAGTAGCTTATCTAGCAACGTATACATTTTCTACAATTTGACTAACGCTACAAACGGTATTAATCTTTCTACCGCGCAAATTAGTTTTACATTGTTTATGGATGTGCATCGTTATGCGCCAAATGTGTTCCAACAAAAAGCGGATTTGACTTTTGCTTTTTCAACAAGCGATAGTTCTCCTCAACACGTTGCGGCATATATTGAAGGCTTTTTGATTCAGAACGACGGTCAAGCTCTACCATCAGCATTATAAGGCACATAAATGCCAGTCTATCTAGACACTAGAGGTAATTCGGTATTATCGGTGGCGATCTGTGATCGCTGCCGAATCAAATTTCCGTATACTGAACTAAGACCCGACCCCAACTTTCCGGGGATGCGGGTATGTCATTATGACCTAGATAACTTTGACCCATGGAGACTTCCTGCTCTCCAGACAGAAAACATTGCGTTACGGTTCCCTAGACCAGACACAAATATTGCTACTGGTCCTGTTGGCGGACAACAATTGATGACTGGAGTTGCTCCAAATGGTCCAATTGATAGTCCAGTAGATGGAACTAGAAAGCCAAACGATCCAAATCGCAATTCGGTATTTATTACCCAATCACAAGAACAATCCACAACCGCTGGTCAATCTGGCGATTTAACGGACTAAAACATGGCCGATCAGTCGATATCACAATTACCAGCCGCAACGCTACCCCTAACAGGTAATGAGCTTGCGGTCGTGGTGCAAAACGGTGTTACTAAACAAACACTGTTGCAGTACATATCTAGTACACTGGCGCCCGGAGTATTAATTACTGGTGTGTCTTTTGTTGGTAATAATTTAGTATTTCAGTATAATAACCAAACAAGTCAATCTGTTGGCCCTATTCCGGGTTATGTATCAGCAAGTATTAACGGTTCTGGTCACCTCATTCTAACCAACTCGCTAGGTTATAATACCGATGCGGGTCAAGTTGTTGGCGCACAAGGTCCGCAAGGTCCCACAGGTGCAACGGGAGCTACTGGCGCCACTGGTGCCACTGGCCCAGCGGGCGCAAATGGCGTGGCGGCAACTATTACTGTTGGTGTTACAAACACTGGCGCTCCCGGTTCGTATGCCTCTGTAAATAATTCTGGCACATCGCAAAATGCGGTGCTTAACTTTACTATTCCTGCCGGCGCTACGGGCGCGACAGGCGCGCAAGGTCCGCAAGGTGTTCCGGGGCAAGGCGTACCCGCTGGCGGTATTACCGGTCAGGTATTATCTAAGGTAGATGGCACAGACTACAATACAGCATGGAGAAGTATCGCTGGTGCTGGTACAGTAACCTCAATTGGTGTTGGTACTGGATTATCATCATCTACCACCAATCCAATTACTGCATCGGGTAATATATCAATTACCAACACTGGCGTTAGTGCTGGCTCTTATGGTACAGCGAGTAACGTAGCATCATTTACAGTAAATGCACAAGGTCAATTGACTGCTGCAAGCAACACACCAATTAGTATTGCGGCAAACCAAATTAACACAGTTATTCCAAACAGCGGTTTGGCAAATAGCTCAATTACAGTTGGTACAACACCAATTTCATTGGGTTCATCAAGCCTTACATTAGGTGGTTTGACAAGCGTTACTGTAACGCAAGATCCGACCACCAATTTACAATTAGCTACTAAGCAATATGTTGACTCAGTAGCTCAAGGTTTAAATACTAAAGCTCCAGTATTGGTTGCAACAACTGCAAACATTACATTATCTGGCGAGCAAACCATTGATGGTATTACCACATCGGCAAGCCGCGTGTTGGTTAAAAACCAATCGGCTAATGCAACTAATGGTATTTATTTATCTAGCTCTGGTGCATGGAGCCGCACAACTGATGCTAACACATGGAACCAATTGGTTTCTGCATATGTGTTTGTTGAAGAAGGCAATACTCAAGCCGATACAGGCTGGGTATGTACTGTTGATCCAGGTGGTACATTAGGCACAACGCCAGTTACTTGGGTTCAGTTCTCTGGTGCCGGCACATACACCGCTGGCACAGGCTTAACATTAGCTGGTACAGTATTTAGCATTACCAATACTGCGGTTACTGCAGGCTCATATGGACTAGCAGCATCTGTACCGACCTTTACAGTAAACGGTCAGGGTCAGCTTACAGCTGCAAGCAATACATTAATTAGTATTGCGCCAAGTCAAATTAATGCCGCTATTCCAAATAGTGGATTAGCAAATAGCTCAGTAACCTATAATGGTGTAGCAGTTGCTTTGGGTTCTAGCGGTACAATTACTGCAGCTAACCCAAATGCGTTGACAATCAGTACTGGACTATCTGGCACAAGCTATACTGGTGCATCCCCAGTAACCATTGCAATTGCTAATACAGCGGTAACTGCTGGCTCTTATGGCTCAGCTGCCGTTGTGCCAACCTTTACAGTTAATGCACAAGGTCAGCTCACCGCTGCGGCAAATGCAACGATTAGCATTCCGTCAAGCGCAATCAATACCGCTATCCAAAATAGTAGCTTGGCAAACAGCTCAGTAACCTATAATGGTGTTGCAGTTGCTTTGGGATCAAGTGGCACAATTACCGCAGCAAACCCAAATGCCTTAACTATTGGTACAGGTTTATCTGGAACCAGCTATACTGGTGCATCACCAGTTACGATTGCAATTAGCAACACAGCTGTAACTGCTGGTAGTTATACTTACACCAACTTAACAGTTAACGCTCAAGGCCAAATTACTGCGGCATCAAGTGGTACACCAGTAACCACATTTAGTGGTGGTACAACAGGTTTAACACCTGCTACAGCAACTAGTGGTGCAATTACCCTTGGCGGTTTATTAGGTTACGCAAACGGCGGTACTGGCAGTGCAGCAGCCCCAACGGCTGGTGCGATTGCCTATGGTAATGGTACCGCGATATTATTGTCTTCTGCTGGTACTGTTGGTCAGGCATTGTTGTCTGGCGGTACGGGAGCTCCTACATGGGGCGCAGCTGGTGCAACACTAGCAACACCAAGCACCAACGCATCGTTTTACCCAACGTTTAGTAATGCAACATCTGGTTCATTTACAACAGCTAACGTAAATACCAACTTTACGTTTAATCCAAGCACAGGAACTTTAAGTTCACAGTACATTAATGGTACTGGCACACTGTCATCTAACGTAGCGTATGGTGTGTTTAATATTGGCACATTGGGCTATTCAGATGTTAATATTTTTGCTTCGTATTCTGCCAACGCAAATAGCTATTCACAAGTTATTTTGCAAAATACCAGCAACGGAACTGTTGCCTCCACTGACTATATTGTCAGTAACGATGTGGGTAAATCAAACAGTTTCTACGGCGACTTTGGTATTAACAGCTCAACATTTGCTGGTTCTGGTGCACTAAACGCAGCTAACTCAGTTTACTTGTACTCAGCTGGCTCAGATCTAGCAATCGGTACAGCAAACGCCAACGCAATCCACTTTGTGGTTAACAGTGGTGCTACTGACGCTATGACTATCAGTGCAACTGGTAACGTCACAGCAACATCAGTGTTAACTGGCGCTGAGGTAGTAGCAAGTAACGGCTTGATCCAAAATGCCAACGTAGTCAGCACAACGTACTCCATTCCAGCGGGTATTAACTCGCTATCAGTTGGTCCAATTTCGTTGGCTAACGGCGTAACAATAACAGTTCCAGCGGGTAACCGTTGGGTGGTTCTCTAAGGAATATCAATGTCACAAAGCGGATATACCACACTACAATCGTATTACAGTAATACTGCTGGGCATACACCAACGAGCGCCAACCTATCTAGTGGCGAGTTGGCAGTCAACATCGCTGACGGAAAGCTGTTTTACAAAGATAGTAATGGTAATGTACAGATTTTAGCAACCAATAATGTTGCCAATGGTGTGTTTACCAATGTAACGATTACTGGCACTGCTACAATCAATACTGCCAATGTAACCACATTAAATACTGCTAACGCACAAATCACTGGCGGTAGTATTAGCAATGTGTCCATTTCATTTGACAGCATTAACAATACACCGATTGGCAACACAGCACCCTCAACTGGCCGCTTTACCACCATCTCTGCTTCTAACAGCATTGTGGTTGGTGCAAACAGCACGCCAATTAGTGTGTTGATTAACACCACCGATGCGTTGGGCGTGCCCGTTGGTAATACGGTTCAAGAACCAGCCAATGCAGCAGCGGGCTACTTGCGTTTTAACACAGATACTGTACAATTTGAAGGTTACAATGGTAGCGTTTGGGGTGGTATTGGTGGCGCGCAAGCAGGTGGCGCGATCATTACGAACAACCAGACCGCAACGGTAAATTACACAATTACTTCAACACAAAATGGTTTTTCAGTAGGGCCTGTTAGCGTTGCTAACGGCGTTGTTATTACGATATCAGCGGGCTCTCGCTGGGCAATTATTTAAGGAAACAATATGAGTACAGTAGCTTTAGCAGCAGGAGCAACAGGAACAGGGTCAGTAACTCTGCAAGCTCCTTCTACAAACAATACGGATGTTATTAATTTACCTGATGCAAACGGCACAGTAATGGTGTCAGGTAATATGCCAGCGTTTAGTGCTTATAACAATGCTGCTCAATCATTTTCAAATAGCACTTTTACAAAATTACAATTAAATACAAAAGTATTTGATACGGCATCTTGTTTTGATGCTTCTACTAATTATCGTTTTACCCCTACTGTAGCTGGTTATTATCAAATAAATGGTCAAAGCGCTTTTACTGGTTCTGCTTCAGGGTATGCACAAATAGCTATTTATAAAAATGGTGCAACTTATTTAAATGGTTCTGCTTCACCGAACAATACTCAAGTTGGCGCACAATGTAGTGTTTCTGGAATTATTTACATGAATGGCACAACTGATTACCTTGAGCTTTGGACATGGCAAGCATCTGGTGGAAGTTTAAATACTCAAGCTGCCGCACAATATAATTACCTTTCAGGCTGTTTAGTGAGGACTGCATAATGTATGAAAAACTTATAAAACTTTACCCTGAATTAACGGACAATGATTTTAGTCCTTTTGGAACAATTCGACTAGAAAACGCTTTAGATGAGCGTGGCGATTACATCAAAGAATGGAATCATCCTACCCTTGCAAAGCCAACGCAAGAACAACTAGACGGAGTTAAATAATGGCTTACGGAACAGTCAATGCCGATGTAATCGGTACAAGCGTAGCAAATACATCATTAGGAGCAGGTAACGCTTCTATTATGAAGAACCGCATTATTAATGGTGCGATGGTTATTGACCAAAGAAATAATGGTGCAGCTATTACACCAAGTTCAAATGCGTTTTGCCCAGATAGATTTGCTTACGATGCTAGTGTTGGCAGTAAAATGACTATTCAGCAAGTATCAGACGCACCAGCTGGATTTGTAAATAGCGTTAAATATACTGTAGCTTCTCAATACTCACCAGCGGCTTCAGATTCCTTTCTTGTTCAACATGGCATTGAAGGATTTAATATTGCAGATTTAGGGTGGGGTACTGCTAATGCTAAAACTATAACTTTTTCTTTTTGGGTAAAAGCAAGTGTAGCTGGAACTTATGGAATAGGTTTAGATTCTAGTGATAACGGGGTTCAATATGTACAAACCTATAATGCAACAACATCTTGG